CTTTATCGTCGTGGTACGTTGTGTCATTATTGCAGCCCCTTTAGCCTAGCATTGCGGAAGTCTTCCTCTGCCTGCAGCCGCCGTTGCTCTGCTTGATATGCCTGTAATTGCGCCTCGGTCATGGGTCTTTGACCTGGGTTTGATCCTGGTCCGCCTGGGCCGTTCGGATCGACAAGGTTATCCGACCTCTGCCCGACGTTATTAAAATAAGTCGTGATGGTGATAGATTTATCTTGCAGCTTCGCGATAGCAGCCGCCAGGGCTTCAGCCTGTCCGACATAAGCCTGGGTTTGTTTCATCGCCGCGCTTGTACTGGCCGCCAGGTAGTCTACAGCATCACGCGCCGCCATAACCTGTGGGGTAATGATCCCCATCGAAACGCCCAATGCAATCGCCGCGTCTTTGTCCATTCCTGCTGCCAGGGTATTGTAGATAATGGCCTGGGTGAGCGACCCGTATTTTTGCGCCAGCCCGTTCACGGCATCCCCGGTCAGTCCCGTTGCAGTTTTGGCCTCGTCCATCAATGTCTTTTCAGCCGCAAGATACCGCTGATGCTCCTCGATACTCTCGAACGAGTTTTCAAGCGATGTCGCCCAGCCGTCTATTGCGGTCGTGGAAAGATTAGTTTCCTTCTTTACAAATGACGCAGATTTTGCTATCTCGTCACTTAGCTTTTTGTATTCCTCCATCGGCATCGCGGCCTTTAGAGCCTTCCCGCCAAATTCCTCGATGGATTTCTGCCCGTACCCAACCTGTAAAACAAAATTAGCAACCGCGAAAGCCGCGTCCTTGAACCAGGTTTTGCTGTCGACTTTGCCCAGCGTGTTCAGCATCTGGATAGTCTGATTTATTTGTGGAATTAGTTGCATACTGAATTGATAGGTCAATCCAGCTATGCTATCTTCTAGTTCATCCTGTGCCTTTTCCAGCTCGCGCGTTTTGTCAAGCTGCTCTTGCGTCAGGATTAGATGACTACTTTGCGCCGCGCCCATTGCCCGCAGCTCTTCCCCGCTCGTCTCCAGGACCTTCGTAAGCTCCAATCCGGCCCGCCCAAATTTCTTTACGGCATATTCTGCCCGCCCACCGGCATCTTCAATTGCCAGATATTCGTCGCTGGATTTGGCGAGTTCTTCCGTGGTCAGCGCGATGCCGTCTTTGGCCAGAGCCTTCGCGGCCTGTTCGAGCGTCCCGTACTCAACTTTCAGATCGTCAGATACCTGGATCAGTTCGCTTGTTTTTTCGGCGCTCGCCCCTGATAGGCGGCTAAGATCGCGCACCTGCTCAGCATAAGCGACTGTCTTCCCAATTGTTGCGGCATAAGCCTCGCCAATCTTCTGCATCGCACTGCTGGCCATGTCGATGCCGCTTTTCAGGTCGGTCAGCGATAGACCTGCTTTTTGGTTTGCGTCGCCAAGTTCGTCAACCGAATCGGATAGCTTCGCAAGCTCGCGCCGCGCGTCGTCAAACTGTGCCTCGATTCCTATTTCTACCTTTGCCGTCATTATTACTTCCTCCTAACTAAACAGCCACTTCCCAGCGATTGGCCCCATTTGCACGAACCGAACCGATCCTATTTTGACGGAGCTATCCGGTGTCGCGCTCACTGGCAGCCGTTCCGGGTAGCAGACAAAAGATAGCGTCAGGCTTTCGCTCTCCGGCTTGATCGTCATGGTTGTGGCTTCCCCGGACGCGGCTATGGAACGTATCGCGGACCACGCACCAGCCGCGCTAAATAGTATGTCCAGCGTGACCGCGTGAACCGGCATACCTGGCGCGAAGTTCTGTCCGCCTTCATCGCATCCCGTAACGTCTACGATGCCGGAGCCGTGTTCTATCGAGTAAGTTTCAACCTCGCCGCTGATCGTCTTTGGTCCCAGGGTAATTACCGATCCACGGGCAGACGCCTTTGACCTGTACGGATTGTACAGGACCTCGACATGCGCCTGAGATACGTAGTCAGCGTTCTGCAACTTCTTGTACAGAGCCTCGACATGCGCCTGAGATACGTAGTCAGCGTTCTGCAACTTCTTGTACAGAGCCTCGACATGCGCCTGAGATATTCGCTCGATTATCGGCGTCATGCAATTACGCTCTCAAACACAACCTGCAATGCGTTGATGGATGCTGCGTCCCATGCGACGCTGCCGTCTGGGTTCAGCGGGAAGAATGTTTTGTAAAATGCCATTGTTGTAGTTATCGCCTGGTCGACGGTTGATTCTGTCGCGCCACTGATAACCCCGTACTTGATAGTATCGGCGGTCGCTGTGTCCCTGTTCATCCTTGCGACGAGGTTTATACCAAACGGCGTTTTATTGGCGGATGAAAAATCAAGCAATTCAACGATGGATCGTTCGCCGGTTACCGTTGTGGATATATAATCCGTGTCACTGGCCGGGCGCTCGTCAATCGCGCCAAAATTTGTTGCGCCAGTGGAGGGCGTCCATTCAGCAGTTGCTGTGTCGGAGGTTGGGTATAAGCCGTCTACGCGCAGGTCTCCGGGCCAATCGCCGGTTCCGATAACAAGATCGTCAACATAGTATGCAACTGCATTTGCCGCCGTTTCTGTACGAAGTTGAATGCTAGACACTGCTGTTCCAACTCCGGGCTGAGTATCTCCCGAATAAGAGAAATTAGGTGAGCCATCAAGTTTGCAGTCAAAAGTCCCGGTATTAGAAACGATTAGGTGAATTTGAATATGCTGCCAGGAGCCCGATACCATTGTCAGCGACCCAGTGGCGACTAGAGTGCTTCCTACGTACCCACTCCATACGCCACTGGCGCTAATTGATACTTTTAAGTAGTTTCCATCGTCCAGATAAATGTAAATCCTAGGAATTTCGCTTGCGCCAGGATATATCCACATACCAATATATATGTCCGACTGCGGAGCGAAGGTCGAGAATGTAGCATTGATTGTGTTATTTTCGTCTGACGAATCACACCGTAGTCCGTAACTTCCAGTCTTACTCACCGTATAGATGGAAGTAAAAGGCCAGGTGTACTTAGCTCTTTCGTTGTAATAATCGCCTACTAAATTACCGCTTTCCCAGCCCGTGAAAAATAATGGCGCAAATGGCATAACCTACCTCCTGCCCCTGATACATTACCAGGGGAGTGACGTTATGGATTAAGCCCAGCTGCCTGCGGTTGCGCCCATCTGGACAAACCGAATTGATCCCATCGATAAAGAACTGTCCGGCGTGGCCGACAAGTTGAAGCTCTCCGGGAAACAGATCAGGGTTAGCGTCAGTCCGGTCGGGTCCGGCTTTATGGTCAGCGTGCAAGCCGTTCCGGCGGTCTGAATTGCGCGCATCACGGTCCATGCGCCCGTGGTGGTAGTGTTGTTGTAGAGCAGGTCCAGAGTGACGGAATGAACCGGCAACCCAGGGATAAAGTTCTGCCCGCCCTCGTTGAACCCGGTTATATCAATCAGCCCCGCGCTATGCTCGATGCTGAACGATTGCACGTCTCCGCTGATTGTGCGGGGAGTGGTTGGGTCTGACAATGTTATTACTGCTGATTTTGCTGAAGATTTACCGGCCACTTTATATCTCCTTGAAAGTTGTTAGATTGTTCCGGCGTGCCAGAAATGCACGCTGAAGCCAAATGGATTTGCCGCTGCTCCGGTCCTTGTCGCAAGAACGCGCCGGTACTGTTCGATCTGTCCGGTAGCGACAACCTGGCGCTCTGCAACCAGGGCGGACCCGTTCGCAGAAAACGTTATCAGATCGGCGTACACACCGTTGATGGTGGCGCAGTGCTGTATTTTGACGACGTAGGTGTCAGACGCGCACTTAGTCCAGATGTGCAAAGTACCGCCGCACACCCCGTGAACGTGGGCTCCGGCAGGGTCTACAAAACCCGTGCCTGTCGTGGTCGCCGTGATGGTAGCGCGCGCTAATGCCCATCCGTTTTCCAGCCCGACATTCGTTCCGCCGTATGCCTCGAAGTTCAGCGTCCCGGCCTGAATTGCGCCAGCGGGTTCGCCGGACGGGCTGTAATTGCCCTGAGTGAACGGCATGGATATTGAAGTATTGCCCAGTGCGTACCCTTCAGGTAGGATGGTGACCGCTCCGTTTGGAAGAGATGACAAGGCCGCGTGAACGCCAACCGTGGCGGTACTGTCCCATAAGACATCCGCTTGCAGCCGTCCAATGGGGAGCCCGGTTATAAAGTTCTGCCCCTGGTCGGTAAAGCCAGTAACGTCAACCATGCCGAAGCTGTGATTTCCCTCGTAGGCGGTTACGTATGTCGAAAAATTATATCCGTTTATCAGAATGATGCTATTTTTTGCGCTAATTTTTGCCATTAGGCATTGATCCTTTCTTTGAGCGTGACCGATATCCGGCAGCCGTAGAATGAGTTCCCGGCCTGATCCGTGTAGTCGCCCAGGCCGCCGCAGTCTACCTGCATCACGTCCACCCCAGATACATTCAGTGTTGTCAGCGCCGTCATGATCGCGTCAAGGTTGGTACTAATCGCGGACAGGTAAGCCGATAAACCAACTTTCTGCCCGGTTGCCGCGTGGAAATAGAGGTATCCAAACGCGCGGTCAAACGTCCACATGCCAGGGCCGAAAGTGTCTGACGCCTCGCCATTGCCCAGGCCGCCTGAAATCCAGTTGTCAGGGTCGGGTATCATGATCGGGCATTCGTTGACCGTGATAATATCCGGCACGTTGGACAGGCTCTTGATCGTTACGCCTGTTACGGTCAGGGCCGCGATTGCCGTTGCGATTGCTCCGCTATTGAGTGCCATTTATAGACCGACCCTTCGCACGACTAATACGATTTCTTTTTCGATTTCATCCGGCAGCTTTTCGATTTCCTGTTCGACCACATCGCGGGTCAAATTCCATCTGCCCTGATGAAACCACGCCTGGCGTGTTCCGTAAGCATCTCCAACCACGTATTGAGCGTAGGCGCGCCCCTTGTGCGAGGCGTCGTTTGACAACAGGTATCCTTTGTCAATTTCCTTTATCGCCCAATGACTAAACAGCGTCCCGGTTCGGCGATACTTCTGTCCGGGCCGTTCCGCCGGATATTCCTGTTGCCGTCTTACGACCCGGTTTAGCATGGTCCTGATTTGCTGCCGGCCTATTTTTGGCAGTTCGGCGCTCAGGTCCTGTAGTCCCTTTCTTACTAACTCGCCATTGACTTTGATGCTGAGTTGGGTCATTTACTCGCCCTCCCAACTCCCAAAACGGTTACGGCTGAAAAGTGGGTCAATCTCTGTGCCACTGTCGTCAGTTTCGCGGTAGGCAATCTGTCCGGCGTCCGAAAGCACACGAACCGCTCCTGATGCGCTCAGTCCAGCAATGTTGACTTCGAGCCAGCCCCATACGTCTTTGTTGATCGCCTTGATTGGGCTTACGCCATTCTCTAAGGCACGCTCAGAGAAGAAACGCCCGGTAGAATTTGCGGCGTGTACCAGGTCGGCGGTCAGCGCATTAACCAAACCGTCAAGCGCCGGGGTAATATCCGCGTCTACGATGGGTACAGCAAAACCACTAGAGGCCATGGCGATATTTACCATGGCGCTGATTTCTGCCAGCCATGCCGTGACCGTGGTGACTGTTGGATTTGTGGTTGCGTCAAACACAGCGCCAGAATTTGTGTACCGTTTCGTAAGCGCCGCTACTCCGCCCGTTGTGCCGTATGCCATGGGATTACCTCAGTTACAGTACAGCCAGACATCGACATTATCCGCAGCATTCGCCCCGGCAATGACCACCTGGACATAATCTTCAAGCGCAATCATGCCGTTGTTGGTGCTGAGCGCCGAGCCGTCGCTTGCCTTGCACTCATCAAAACGGGGTTGAAACACTCCATCCGTTGCCGCGTTGGCAATATCCAGGATCGTGAATGACGGTGGATTTGAGCCTTTGGTTTTGATGGTGATATCGGTAGTTCCGACAGGTGGGGAATCGTTGTATTTGACCTGCACCTGGTAGAGCATACCGCGAACAGGGAGCGCGGATGTTCCCGTTGCCGTTGCCACTCCGTCTGCTCCAACTGCCGCGCCTGAGTTTATGGGTCCGAAAAGCATAATTTACCTCACTTTGAATTGGGAGGGAGCGTAACCGCGTCCCTCCCTTGAACCGATAAACTAAGCGGTTTGTGTTACACCGTTCAGCGCAACAACTACCCAGACGGTGGCCGAGACTGCGTACAAAGTGAAACTAGACCCAGCAGCAGCGGCCATTGTCATGGTTGCGCCGCCCAAGCACCCGGTTACAGTAGTGGCGTGTGCCAGGGCCGCAGTCGTAAAAACGGTGATGGTCTTGTTGACGTTAGCCGTGCCAGGAGCTGCAAGGGTGTAAGTTCCTGCGGGTGTGGTCTTGGTCAGGTTCGCAACTGCGATAGCCGGACTGATTGCCTCAGCCGATCCGGTTGGATAAGCCGTCGGGGCAGCCGCGTCATAATGAAGGCCGGTATGAGCGCCCAATACCGCGCCAGTCACCGCACCAACTACAGCGCCGGTATGAGTGCCAGCAGTATCTAAGTTCGTGTTTGCCATTTGGTAAATCCTTTCGGGAGGGTGTTAGTCCCCTCCCATTATCAGGTAACTGCTAGGCAGTCGCGCCCATAATCGCTAAACGCCAATCCCCATACAGGACGGTGTAGCGACCGTAGAACTTGAAGTAATACATGCCGCCATCAGGCCCCTTCGGGTCAAACCAGGAATCCTGCAAACCGGGCGATTCGCGCATCGCTACATACATCGGTTTGGCGCTTGCGCCGGTGGCCGCAATCAGCCACGTGCCAGAGGGCAGGTAGGGCGAAACGATCATCTTGAAGAAACCGCTGTACGGGTTGATCGCCCGGTTGCCGGTGGCGTAATCCTCGGTGTTGCCGACGATGTTCGCGCCGATCCGTTCCAGGGCAGGCGGCACAATCAGGGTATTGTATGGGTGGTCTACAATCTCGCCCTGATCGTCAACGAACCCGCGCGCGGTATTCAGCACGGTCTGGAAGTTGTCCAGACTCAGCGTCAGCGCGTTGGTGTTGCTCTGGTTGGTGGTGTAGTTAGCGCCCTTGTCTACATGCGCGGCATCGAAGAATTCATTGCCGTCATAGGCCAGGCCGTAAGTAGAGGCATCGCCCACGCCGAGAGCCGTGAAGACGAGTTTATTGATATGGCGCTGGAAGTTTTCGCCAGCACCGCGCACTTTGCTCTCAAGCGTGCCAGATTGGTCATCCATCGAAGCGTTGTAGCTCAGGCCCACGACGATGTCCCAGTTCTGGGGCTTGACGGTCAGAGAGCGTTCGACAAACGGCTGGAAAGGTCCGCGATCCTTGTCTTCCAGGGGCATGGGCGCAGCGCCCAAATCCACCAGGTCAACAGACTTGCTATCCATGCTCAGCGTTCCGGCGACTTGCTGCCAGGGCATGACGATGGTTTTTGCGGCGGCTAAAAATCCAGTGCGAGCGCCGACGATGAGGTGAGAAGGAACATTACCTGAAATAGTCATTGAATATCTCCCTATGCCCCGGCGCAAACCTGGGTGACTAATTTGACGTAGGCGTAACCGTCTTCGATGAATTGCAGAATGCCGATGTACGGCACGTCAGCGACGGAGGCAACCAACACAAGCTGATTACCTTCGCTCAGGTAGATACCCAAACCGGCCGAGGCGTTGGTCAGGCTGGTGTTGTTTTTGAACCCCAGGATGGTCGGCTCGGTGTAGGCTTCCACACCGGCTTCTTTGACGGTTTCAGCGGTGCTGATAGCCAGGCTTCCGCCTTCCATGGCGATACCCATGAATACATCAGTCGTGGCCACAACGGGGTGAGTAATGTCATGCACGGGGGTGACATTGACACTATCGGCGCTCTGATCGATGACAAGAGCCTCGCCCTTGTACCAGGTCTGCGCGGCACTGGTATCCATAATGAATTTATGGGTGGTCGGGGGGCCGTAGGTGCGCAGAGGTTGATTTGCGGTAATAGCGGTCATTATTTATTCTCCTTGATGAATTCAGTCAGGTTGTAATCGGCCATTGCGCCGAGTTCCACGGCGTTGACTTTGAAGAAGTCCTCAATGGTCTGCCCGGCAGCCTGCCAGATGGTGAGCTGCGCGGCCATTTCAGGGGGGAATACCGCTATCCCGGTTTGAACGCGGC